CGGGATATCGGCGGTTCCACCGCCTTTTCCCCGACTGACGTAGTACGAACCCAAGACACACTGGCGCGTTCCGGCTATGACGCTGATGCCCTTTTGGCGGCGACGGAACCGACGGTTAACCTGTCGTTAGACCAGATTCAGCGCGTGTCCGACGTGATGTCGAAAGGCTTTACCAGCTCAAACACCAACCTGTTAGAGCTGGGCGAGGCGATGAAAGGCGCGGTGAAACTGGTGGCCGCTGCCGGTAACGGCAAGTTGGCGGAGAAGCAAAGCAAGCTGAAAAATGCCGATGGCACCGCACAGTCTATCGCCACGGTCAGAATGGATAACCTCGACGGCGACCTGAAAAACCTGAGTTCGGCATGGGAAGACTTAGAAATTGAGGTGTTCGAGAAACAAGACTCCGCCCTGCGAAAACTGACCGTCACCGCAACGGACTGGCTGATTAATGTCGCGGCATGGGCTAAGAAAAACCCTGAACTGGTTGGCACCATTACCAAAGTGACTGGTGCGGCGTTGTCACTGGTTGCCGGGCTGGGTGCACTGGGTCTGATTGTATGGCCGGTGATGGCGGGGTTTAACCTGCTGTTGGCTGGGGCTGGTCTGCTCAGTACCGGTTTTTCCCTGATGGCCGGAACCATTGCCACGGCGCTCACCGTGCTGACATGGCCGATAGTTGCCGTGGTGGCGGCCATTGTGGCCGGTGGCCTGCTTATCCGTAAATATTGGGAGCCTATCAGCGCCTTTATTGCGGGCGTGGCCGAGGGATTTACCGCTGCCATAGGGCCAATCAGTGCCGCCTTTGAGCCACTTAAACCGGTGTTTAACTGGTTTAGCGATAAGGTAAGACAGCTTTCGAACGGGTTCGCTGACCTGATTAAACCGGTCAAAGCCACACAGGAAACCTTAGACGTGGCGACCAATACGGGCAAGTTATTTAGCGAGGGGCTGGCGGCAGCGCTCAGTCTACCGATGAATGCACTGAATACTCTGCGCAGTGGCATTGACTGGGTACTTGAAAAGCTCGGTATCATCGACACCCAATCAAACGGACTGACCGATAACGTCCCAACTGACAATCCCTTTGCCGGTGGATATTCACCCAGTGGTGGCGTGCTGACCGGCAGCTATCAGCCGGTCAGCACTAATAACCGAGTAGCAGTACAAGACAACAGCACACATGAAACACACCTTGTGTTCCCCATCCCTCCGGGAACCAGCCCGCAGGAAGTCCAGCGCCTCGTCACGACAGAGATGGCAAAACAAGCCCGGGAGCATCGCACCCGCCAGCGCAGCCAGATGGAGAATTAAGCATGATGCTATCACTGGGTTTATTTGTGTTTATGCGCCAGACCATGCCTTACCAAAATATGAATCGCAACATAGATTACCGCTGGCCGACTAACAGCCGGATAGGCTTGCGCCCTGCTGCACAATTTCTCGGCGTAGACAGTGAAAAAATCACCCTGTCCGGCGTGTTGCTACCGGAGCTGACCGGAGGAAAACTTTCGCTATTGGCGCTGGAGTTGATGGCCGCGCAAGGCAAAGCATGGTCACTGATTGAGGGCACGGGCACCATTTATGGCATGTTTGTCATTGAAAGCCTGAACCAGACCCGCACACTGTTTTTTGCCGATGGCAGTGCACGGCGCATTGAATTTACTCTCAATCTGTTGCGGGTGGATGAGTCGTTAACCGCCATGTTTGGTGACCTGCAACAACAAGCGGATCAGTTAGTTGGCAAAATGAAGAGGTGTTTATCATGATGACTGGCCTGCCGTTAACGGCTGGAACAGATCTGGCCCCGGACTTTATGCTGACCCTGAACCAGCAAGATATCACCCAGAATATCCGTGACCGGCTGCTGTCCCTGAGCCTCACCGATAACCGCGGCTTTGAGGCTGACCAGCTTGATATTGAACTGGATGACGCTGACGGCCAGCTTGCCATGCCGCAACGGGGAGCGGTGTTATCTGTATTTTTAGGCTGGAAAGGCTCGGCACTGATTGGCAAGGGTGACTTTACCCTGGATGAGGTCGAGCACCACGGCGCGCCGGATAGGCTAACCATTCGCGCGCGCAGTGCTGATTTTCGCGGTTCGCTCAATACCCGGCGGGAAGTCTCATATCATGACACGACATTGGGTAAAGTGGTGGCACAGGTGGCCGAGCGTAATAACTTGCAAGCCATGCTGGCCGAGGGGCTGGCAGATATCACCATTCCTCACATCGACCAAACTCAAGAAACTGACGCCAAGTTTATCACCCGTCTTGCCTCTCTCAATGGCGCGGTAGCTGCCATAAAAGCGTGTCGACTGCTGTTTATCAAACCGGGTAGCGCTGTTACCGCCAGCGGTAAACCTATTCCGCAGATGACCATCACCCGGCAAGATGGCGATCAGCACAGCTTTAGTATTGCTGATCGAGGCGCATATACCGGCGTCAGCGCCAGTTGGCTGCACACCAAAAAACCGATGCCGAAAAAAGTTAAGTTACAGCGTAAGACCCAGTTTAAACACCTGCGCGCATTGCAACATCCCAAAATCAAAGCGCCCCAAAAAAGCCAATCAGTGGAAGAAAGACGTGGGGATTATCTAGCGGGGTCAGGGGATAACGTCTTTGCCATCACCACTGTTTATGCCACACAAAAAGCCGCCATGCGTGCCGCACAAGCTAAATGGGAAAAGCTGCAACGTGGTGTGGCGGAATTCTCAATCACCCTCGCTATGGGCCGGGCTGACTTATTCCCTGAAACCCCTATAATGGTCAGCGGTTTTAAATCGGTCATTGACCAACAAAAGTGGATTATCAGCAAGGTAGCGCACCACCTGAATAACAGCGGCTACACCACCCAACTCGCGCTGGAAGTGCTGTTATCCGACGTAAACTATAGCGTGACAGTGTAACAAGAATTTGAATTTGCAGATCCAACATTTGAATTATCGAATTTATTGGTAGAATGCAGCAAACTGAACATATCGGGATAAAGGAATTATCTATGATGCATTGTCCACTTTGCCGCAACGCCGCCCACACCCGATCCAGCCGCTATCTAAGTGAGAGAACCAAAGAGCGGTATCATCAGTGCCAGAATATCAACTGCGGCCATACATTCGTCACAATGGAAACAATTGAGCGTTCTATTATGACGCCAGGTAATATCATACCTGTCCCACCTCATCCTGATGAATATCAGCAAGCTTCATTATTTTCGAATTGAGAGTAATGAGACTCATTTTAAAGTAACTCACTAGTCTCAATGTGAGTTACTTATGTTCATGATGAATAGTGATTTCTAATGAAGTTACAGTGATTTATCTGTAGTATAATTTGATAACTCTAATATTTTAAGAAAGTCTATTCCGCGCGAAGTAATAAACACACTACCATCTTTAACCAATATCAATTCTTGGGTGATTAGATATTTAATGTATTGCGAGAAATCCCAATCCGCAAATAAATTATTGGATGATTTTTTATTTTCATCGAATACTTTCTTTATTTTTTCATATGATTCCCCGTCACTTTTTTCTTTGATCTCTAAAAGTAAAGATATCTGACTGCCAAATATAACTCTATAGACTTGTTCGAACCATATTAACACTCTAGCAACCGCAAGTTGTCTAATCAACACTGTTTCAGTTACTGAATCATAATTAAGAGTTCGTTTTTTCAAATCTACAATAATAGACTCTGTGGCACTTTCCACCGATGAACTGAATTGTTCGCCATAGGCAAGTAAGTCTCTTACATCTGCACTTTTATCATGAATTGAAGAAGTAAATTCTAATTTCGTTGCCTTTTGCTGAGCTTGGACTTGTATTTTAGCTCGTGAAGAAATCTCTAAAAATGCAGTATCATCACGATAGTCACTAGGGCCATATAACTTGTCATGATGCTTTGAAACAAGCCACCCAAAAAGCATCAACACAATCAAGGGAAAAAAGACAACGAATCCAACAAGAAGCCATTGTTGCTCCGTTGGTAACGTTTTTGTAGAAAAACCAAAAAGTAGGCAAGCGAAACCATAAACTAAAACAATGAAAAGAGCGATTATCCCCAATGGATTCTTAGATAAATCTCTTGCCGCACTACCAAATGCTCCCATATCACTACTCATTTATCTATTGCCTTAAGAATATAGTAGATTAATTAAACTTCAATACTTAGATAAAGCAAATAATTATACTTAAAAACTAAATATTGAAGAAAACCAGACCTCCACAACCGTTCACTTCGGCTAAGTAAATGAATTTAATTAATTGATAATTATAATGTTTATATCTTTATAACTCATACGTTGAAGACGATTTATATACCCCGTACAACAGCGCCATAATCTTATATGGATATCAGATTAATGAGCGTGCGCAAACTCCCGACAGGGAAATGGTTATGCGAGTGTTACCCACGAGGACGCGAGGGTAAACGGGTGAGAAAACAGTTCACTACCAAAGGTGAAGCACTATCGTATGAAAGCTACACCATGGAACAGGCCAGACATAAACCGTGGTTGGGTGAGAAAGATGATCGCCGCAAGCTACTGGAGTTGATTGATCTTTGGTACCAACTGCATGGCTGCTCTTTAAGTGATAAAAAGGGTCGGCTGGCTAAACTGGAAATTATCTGTAAGGGCTTGGGCAATCCCATTGCAGCTGATATCACACCGAAAGATTGGGCGCACTATCGTGACCAGCGGCTAAGAGGAGAAATAAATAACGGCTACAGCACCAGCCTGCGTACCCGCATGGTTACCACCGGTACGGTAAACAGTGAACAGGCTTATTTGCGCGCGGTGTTTAATGAGTTAACGCGGCTCGGAGAATGGAGCCTCCCTAACCCACTGATGAATATTCGCGAGTTCGACCAACCCGAGCGGGAAATGGCATGGTTGAATGACGATCAGATTGATAGTCTATTAGACGCCTGTGACCTGCACGGCAATCCTGAATTAACTCTCATCGTGCGTTTGTGTTTATCCACAGGTGCCCGCTGGAATGAAATTGCCAAAATAAAAGCCTCGCAGATTTCCCCCAATAAAATCACCTTTATTAATACTAAAGGTAAAAAGAACCGCACTGTTCCCCTATCAGAAGATATATATCAAGCGCTCGCAGCTCGCAAAGGCAAACCGTTCGAACCTTGTTATAAACAGTTCTATCGGGTTATTCGGTTAGCACAGATTGAGCTGCCAGTTGGACAAATGACCCACGTTCTCCGCCATACTTTTGCCAGCCATTTTATGATGGCCGGTGGCAATATCATCGTGCTGCAACGCATCCTCGGCCATTCAGATATTCGGGTCACCATGCGCTACTCTCACTTCGCGCCAGACCACCTGGAAGACGCCATTCACTTCAACCCATTAGCCCGATTTGAGAGTGGCTGCAAAGTGGCGATAGAGGATGAAATAGCGAGCAATGAAGAGTAACAGGATGGGAGGTAAGTGACTGATATTTATGTATAAAATTTATTTTAAAAGATAAATAAAAAAAGACCGAATACGATTCCTATATTCGGTCTAGGGAAATGGCTCTTGGGAGAGAGCCGTGCGCTAAAAGTTGGCATTAACGTAGGCTTGTTCAGCCATACTCTTTAAGAGTAGTCGAGGACATGTGTTTCGCCAACTTAGCAACAGAAGTAATTAATAACGGTTGCAAACTAATTTAGATGGTACAAATTAACCCACCATTTAAGAAATGGTAATTATCTGTTAAATAGAAAATAAAGGCCGTAGCGATGCTCAAGTTATCGTGCTTACTTTTCGCATAAGGTCATTGCGCGCTGCTGGAAAGGTAGCAAACTCATCTTTTGGCCAGAATTCTCGCTATCATCTAATAATAAAATATCTAGCGGTTTCGCGAGGACATGACCTGCTTTCATTTGTTCAGATGCAACATCATTAAGTGGATATTGCGCTAATGTACTGGGATTTATCACAAACAAAGCACCGCCTGAACGGCATTCCAACATCACCTCTTCTCGGGTAAATGCCCATTGTTTGCCAAATTCAAACTTACTGACAGTCACTATTTTCCCAGCGGCAAAAGCATTCATGGATAGCATCAGTAACGATAACGTCAGCACCAAACCTTTCAT